TATCCTGAGATGGATCGCTTTGGTAGAACTGTATCTTTAGTACAGGTTGTTACTACCGATGCTGAGACTTTAGCAGCGCAGTACCCAGAGTACGCTACCCAGATTATGCCACACAATAGATGGCAACAGGGTTCCCCATCAGTATCTTTGGTTCGTTATCACGACAAAGATCAAGACTTAATATTCCTACCAGAACGTCAGAATTTAATATTAGCTAATGTACCTAACCCAGTAGGTAAGTGTCTAGCAAATGTAGCAATGAGATCATCATTAGATGGTGAGGCTCGTGGTCAGTTTGATGACATCCTATCTGTTCAGTTAGCCCGTGCTCGCTTTGCAGTATTGCAGATTCAAGCTGCTGAGAAATCTATTCAAGCACCTATTGCTATTCCACAAGATGTACAAGAACTTGCACTTGGACCAGATGCGATTATGCGTTCTGCTAATCCACAAGGTATTCGTAGAGTTCCACTAGAACTACCAGCAGGTGTATTTACAGAGTCTGGTGTATTAGAGCGTGAACTTCGTATGGGTGCTCGTTATCCAGAAACTCGCTCAGGTAATATTGATGCCTCTGTTGTAACTGGTCGTGGTGTGCAAGCACTACAGGCTGGATTTGATACACAGGTTAAAGCAGCGCAAGCACAGTTTGCTCGCTTGTTTACTGAGATGGTATCTCTATGCTTTGAAGTAGATGAGAAGATCTTTGGTAATGTAACTAAGCAAATTAAGGGAACCGATGACGGTACACCTTATACACTTAAATATATTCCATCTCGTGATATTAAAGGCGAGTATGGTGTAGATGTACGTTACGGCATTATGTCTGGTATGGATCCTAACCGAGCCATCATTGCATTACTACAAATGCGTAGCGATAAGTTAGTCTCAAGAGATTATGTTCGCCGAGAAATCCCTATGGAGTTAAATGTCACACAAGAAGAACAAAGGGTGGACATTGAAGAAATGCGTGATTCTCTTCGTGTTGCTGTTGCCCAGTATGCTCAAGCTATACCAATGCTTGCCTCGCAGGGTCAAGACCCATCTCAAGTTATTACTAGGATCGCTGATGTCATTGCGGGTAGACAAAAAGGATTACAACTAGAAACGATTATTGCTAAGGCATTTGCACCGGAGCCAGTGGCTCCTGCACCAATGATGCCTGAACAACAAGTTCCAGTAGCAGGAGCGGCCCCCGTTCCTGCCTCGCAGCCAACTCCAGAACAACAAAGCGGAGAGGCCCCTGCTGCTGGTCAACCTCAACCAGATATCGCACAATTACTCGCCTCTATCGGCGGCGCAGCATAATAAGGGAGGTGAATAAATGAACAAAGGATCAAGAGCTAAGGCAGTTGAAGCAAAGCCTGTAGAGCCAAAGAACGCACCAGCACCAACAACTGGAAAAGTATTCTTCGGATACACACCAGCAGGTCGTAAAGGCCCATCAGCAAAAAAGGGTTAAATTATTTAGTGATAGGAGCACTGGGTGAACCAAGATAATAATCTTAATCGCCCAGTGCGCTTGTCTGATTATTTAGTAATAGTATCAGGATTCTTTTTAAACTTAACATCAGTGATAGAAGCACTTGCAGATGATCTGCACCAATTAGCTATCTATCATTCAAACCAAAAAACTTATGAGACGAAGGTCTGGCAAGACTTCGCACAAGATTTAGAAACTTTAAAGGAGGAATAATGGCAAGAGGCCCATTAGCAGGAGCATCAGGCCCTGGTAAATTCTCCAAGAGAACAGATTTACCTTCAGCATATTACGGTGAAGGTGTAGAAACAGCAGCAATTAAATCACAAATGCCATTGTCAACGACAGCCGGTGAAGCAGATGATAGAGGCGGTAGGCCAAGAACTGCGCTTCCTCCAGTAACTCCATTATTTGCACCATCACAACGCCCAGAAGAACCTATTACTACAGGTGTAAAACCTGGTGATGGTGGTGGCGATGAAGTATTAATGATGAACCAAATGCAACAACAGCAATCTTTATCACAAACATTAGCTCAAATGCTTCCGTACGATACTAATGGAGAAATTGCTGCCCTATACGAGCAGGCTTTATCTAGAGGACTTTAATGGCTCAGAATGTAAATAAAGGTAATCTTTATCAAGCAGTAGAGCGTGCTGGTTTGAACCCAGCGCAAAAAGAACAGATTAATTCTTTTTCTGATATGTATTCAAAGCATACATCTTTAACTAATTTACCAGATGCTATTGCTGCTATTGAATATAATCAATTAACTGCAGAGCAACAAAAGAGTATGGCTGAGTTCTTTGGTGCTGATGAAACCAAACCAGGACAAGGCGTTGTAATGAAGGCAGCCTCTTGGTTAGTTAAACCAATTGTTGAGCCAGTAAAAGAAGTTTTAAAAGCAGCTAGTTGGGCATCTGATCAAGTTACTAGAGCGTATCGCACAGGTCGTATTGCAATAGGTGAGCAAACAGATTTAGCTTCAGCATTTCGTAGATCTGGTGCTAATGGTGAGCAGGTATATGATGAGAGTCGTATATCAAAAGCAGTTGCTACTTATGGTCAAAATAGAGTTTATGTAGCACAACAGATTTCAGCAGGTATTCCATTAGATCAAATTATTGCTAATGCTCAGAATCCTGAACAAAAGCGTATTGCTGCCGAGGCTTCAAAGCCTGATGGAGATCCTTTACTTGATGAAGCAGTAGCAAAAGTTAATGCTGCTAAGTATTCATTTGGTAGAGATGTAGCTAATTTTTTCTTACCAAAAGATCTTGAAGGTAAGAGCGGTCTTTATACTTGGATCTCAGGTACTGGTGATGCAGCTTTCCGTATATTCCTAGACCCTACTATTGTTCTAGGTAAAGTAGCAAAAGCATATAATGCTGGCAAGTTTGCATTAACTAAAACTATTGGATCTGCAGCAAAAGTTGATAATGCTTTCCAATATGACAGCGTTAGTAGATTCTGGACTGAGTATACTAAAGGTCTAGATGACTTAGTTAAGGCTCGTGCTTCTGAAAAAGCAATTGAGGTCGGTGAGGCGACTACTCGCCTACGTAGACTTAATCCAGCCCTTGGTGCTAATGGTGTAGATGATGCACTTATTAAGTTTGCTAAAGATGATATGGATGGCGTATTAGATGTAAATACTGCTAAGGCTTTCCTATCAAATGTTGAACGTATTGAACCATTGTTCTACGGTCAAGCAGGATTACAAATTAAGGTTATGCCTAGACTAAGCGCTTTCCGCAAGAAGCGTGTAGATCTATACACTAAAGGTACAAGAGCATTTAGTCTTAATGATGACTCAACAGACTTTTTACGCAATATAGTATTTGATGAAGCTGATGCTCGTGGTATCTCTACTCAAGAAGCAGCATTACAATCTCTTATTGGTCGTGGTGATGAAACAGTAGCAGAGGCTGCTGAAAGAACTGCTTTAAGGATTAAGGCAGAAGAAGCCAAGAGAGTAAATAAATTCTCTGTCTATTCTATAAACAAGCGTATAGATAACTTTTCTCGTAAGTTTAATTTAATTCCAGATATGGATGAACTAGGTAACCACACATCTCCTAGAGCACATATTGCTTTTGAGCGTTATGCTCGCCTTGTATATGGTAAGTACTCATCTAGAATATTGGGTGATGTCTATCAACAGTCTAACCTTGGTCAACGCCGTCAAATGTTTAATGGACTACAATCTGTAGTTGGTGAATTACGAGGTCTTAAAGGAACTCAAGGTGGTCGTAAACTACTAGAGACTATTGGTACTGTAGGCAGAGATGCTGTTTATACCAACAGAGCATTTGATGATGCTAATCCACAGGGCTTCTTTCCATCAGTTGTAAATGGTTCAGACTCCGCTTTGTATCCATATCAAATTAATGAACGTCAAGCATTTATCACACCACAGCAATTAGATCGTTTTGCTGCAAGAGATGGATTTATATCTAATGCTTGGGGATTACAGTACACAAAAGCAGCAGATGATGCTATTAGCACATTCGTTACTGGTACTTTAGCAGGTCCTAGATTCCCAGTTCGTAACGCTATTGAGGATTATTTATTCTATCTTGCAAATGGTAGAGGTGTTATTAGATCAGGCGTTCAGGTAGCAAAGGGTCGTAGACTAGCTACAGATGTTCGTACTGCTACTAAAGATTTAAATCTAGGTTTAGTAAATCGTTATACAAAAGCAAAAGATAAGAATCAGATCGTATCTAAACTTAATGATATTGATAAAGGCGTTAAAAAAGATATTGGCAAAGATGGTCAAGAGATAGTATTTGCTGACTTTTATACTACAAAGGCTGAAAAGTTAGAAGCCAAGCGTAAAGTATTAGCAGAGGTATTATTAAGAGATAAATTTAATGATGCCCAAATTGGTAAGTTTGGTAAAGACTTTGATCGCTATACCTATGAGTTCACTATGTATGGTGATTATGAGAACCTACTTCGCTCTGCAAGCGAGGGTGCTTATAACTTAAACGCTGGTAGCGATATTGTTTCTAGAGCAAAACGTATCAGTCGTAAGCACGGTAAAGTAGTTGACTTTAGTATTGATGGTGAAGATTATGCTCGTCAATTTGGATCCTTTGGTGAGTTTAGCCCATTAGATCAAGAGGGTAAGTTAGCTTGGGCATTTCAAATTATGACCAAGGCTCAAGATGAGTTTGCTTCAGAGGGTATGAAGTTACTTAAAGTTCACGGTAATAATCGTGGTGCTTTCGTAAAGGCTATGTCAGAGCATATTGATAAGCCACAGTTTGCATCCTTAAAGCCTAAGTTTGATCGGTATGTAGATACTAATTACACATCAACTCAACAGGCTTCTGCCATCTATGATGATCTAAGAACCTTGTTTGGTAAAGCAGATAATTCTATTAATACAAACCTACTTAATAGAGTGGTCAAGGTTGGCGATAATGGTCAACTAAAAGTTGATACTGATGACTTTAGTATTGAGTTCTTACCTACTAAGTACACAGATATTCCCAAGGCAATTGTTGGTCCTAAATTACTACCAGCACAGCAGTCACAAAATATTATCTCTGATCTAAATACTAGATTATGGGACTTCTTAGGTGATGCTAATGCTCGTTTATCTAGAGATCAGATTGTTATAGATGCAGCATTTAATATTCGTAAAGAGTTACAACCCTACCTAGATGACCTTGCTAAAAAGGTTGGTCCACAGGTAGCTACAAAACAGGTTGTAGAGTTATCAGAGAAGTTAGCAGTAGAGCGGGTATTAGCATTTGTTGATAACCCTACTGTTAGAACTCAGATGGCTTGGTCTATGCGTAACTTTGCTCGTTTCTATAGAGCTACTGAGGATGCTTATCGCCGTCTATATAGAACAGTTAAGTACAACCCAGAGTCTATTCGTAAGATAGCACTTACCTATGAAGGTGTAGCACATACTGGATTTGTACAAAGAGATGATCAAGGCGAGCCTTACTTTATCTATCCTGGTGTAGCACCGGTATATGAAGCAATGAATAAAGTTCTAGGTGTATTTGGATTAGGCGATAAATTCGTTGCTCCAATGCCATTACAATTTGGTTCAGATATTAGAATGTTAACACCATCTGCTAACCCTGAATCTTGGTTACCTACATTTAGTGGTCCTTTAGCTGGTCTATCACTGAAGACTATTTACAGTATTGCTGGTCTATTTGAAGAATCTAATATTGATGCACTATCAACTATTGGTCAGGAAATAAAGTCTACTGAAAGAATAACCTTAGGTGAGATTGGTGAGAATCAATCATTCTTCCAAGCAATATTACCAGGTCACGTTAATAGGCTTATTACATCTCTTAGTAGAGATGAAAGAGATTCCCAGTACGCATCTGCTTTCCGCAAGGCAGTAACTTATCTAGAGGCTGGTGGACATACACCTTCTTCAGATGCAACACCTGGTGAGTTAGCACAGTACCAAAAGAGATTAAGATCTACAATTACTGGTGTGTTAGCAACTCGTTTCGTATTAGGCTTTATAAGTCCTGCATCACCAACTACAACTCTAAAGTCAGATATGGCTGAATGGGTTAGAGATAATGGTCGGGTTAACTTTAAGCAAGTCTATACAAAACTTATTGAGGAATACACCGCTAAGAATAGTCCAGATCCAATAGGTGAGGCTATGGCTGATTGGGTTAAACTATTCCCAGATGAAGTTCCTTACGTTATTAACGAATCAGAGCCTGAGTTCCAGGCAAGATTTAAGACTAGCAACGCAGCAGCAAACTGGGTTGATGAGAACAAGGATCTAGTAGCCAAGTATCCAGAGGGTGCTGGCTTCTTAATTCCTCAAAGTGGAACCTTCTCTTGGGATGCTTACCAATTCCTAAAAGATAATGGCTTCCGTAAGACTAAGCTAGTAGATGACTTCTTAAAAGAGTCTTTTGTTTCTAAAGATAAATACTTCTACTACACACAGCGTGATAAGTATGAAGCGGCACTAGAGAACGCTGGTTCAGATTCAGAGCGTAAGAGAATTAACAACGCTTGGAGAGTATGGTCTGGTGACTTCAAGAGTGCAAGACCTTTATTGCAGGAAGAGTTTGCTAATTCAGCCTCTAATAATATTAAACGTCAAGCCTCTTATGGGGATCTAAAGCGTTTACTAAATGAGTCTGGTATTAATAATCCAGCAACTAAGGCTTTGCGTAGTATGGTAAATATCTATGAAGAGTATCTATTTACTAAAGATAATGTTTATAACTCTAGATCTGAAAGAGATGTTAGATCCAGAGAGTTTATTAGAGAGTCAACTCTTGAGCAATTGAAAGATATTGCTAGAACAAACCCAAATGCAAAGGGTGCATTTGAAGTATTATTTAGTAACTTCCTAAGAGAGGATTAAAATGGCTGAAGAATTTGACCCAAATTCCACTGGATCTTCTGGTTATATAACCTCTTCAACTCCAGTAACTACCAATATCCCAACTTCAAGACCTTTTGACAGGCCTCAGTCTATTGCAAGTGTACAACCTACCACTGCCTCTGAAGCAGATTTAACTAGAAACTATAATGAAATGTCAGAGGCTCTACGTAAGAGCCTTGCACAGAAGTTAAAGTCAGCAGGATATAACGTACCAGTAACTGGTAAATACAGTGCCAAAGTGCGACAGGCTTTTATAGATTCAATTGGTGAGTTGTCTGACGAAATAAGAAATCTTCAGCAAAATGATCCTAGAAGATTAGAAACCACTAAGTATGATTTAGATACTTTTCTAAATGATAAAACAGGTGAACGTCAAGCATCTTTTGCTGAGGAATACAAACCTACTAGAACTATAAACGTATCACCAGCCACAGTAGCTGCTGGTAAAATCAACGATGCTTTCCGCAGATTACTAGGTAGAGATGCAACTGAAGTTGAGATCACTCAATTTACTAGTTTATTAAATAAGGCAGAAGAGAAGAATCCAGATGTATCAACACCTAAATTAGTAGGTGGCTCTGTTGTCTATACAAATACTGGTGGTCTTGATAGAGATACATTCCTAGAAGGTTTAGTAAAGAAAGTTAAATCTCCTGAGACTGGTAAAGCAGAGTATGATGTAAGACAAGAATCTCAGAAGTCTTTATTCCGTCAAGATCTTGCTAAAGCAGCATCTGCTAATGGACTATCTTTAGACAGAGACTTTAAAGGTTTAGCAGATACTTGGGTCAAGCGTATTGAATCTGGTGAAGATCCAGATATCTTTAAACAGATGATTAGAGATGTTGCTAAGCGTGGATATCCTGAATCTGTTACTAAGTTGATGGATCAGGGTATTGATCTTGAAACAGTTTATGCCCCATATAAAAGAACTATGGCTTCAGTACTAGAACTTAATCCAGAGGTTATTAGTTTTGATGATCCAGTATTGAGATCTGCTATTGGACCAGATAAAGAAATGCCTATCTACGATTTCCAAAGAGCATTACGTAAACAGTTTCTGATGCTGCAGTGGCAAGAATGAATCAAGCCACACCTGTCTCTAGCTATGAGCAGGCAAGATCACAGTTATCTGAAATTAAAGATCCTAAGACTAGAGCAATAGCCGAAAAAGCATTTGCTGGTGTAGATCGCCAAACTGAAAGACTTATAACTGAGGCAGCGAAAGTTGGATTACAAGTAACTCCTACAGGTACTTTGGCTCCAATACAACAACAGCCTCAACAACAACAGCAACAACAACAACAATTAACTAATGAACAATACCTAGCTCAACAAGAGGCTAGATTAGCAGCCGAGGCTGCATTGCAAAATCGTAAGTCTGCTTATGATCTTTTACTTGAGCAATTTTCTATATATGGATTAGGATCCTTAGTAGAAGGAATTAAAGGACTCGTACAAGAGAATGTAAGCCCTAGTGAGTTTGCTATTCGTTTACGTCAAACAGATGCCTATAAGAAACGTTTTGCTGCTAATGCTCAACGCATAGCCGGTGGTCTTAGAGCACTATCTGAGGGTGAATATATTGCATTAGAAGATCAATACCAAGAACTTATGCGTAACTATGGATTACCTGCAAACTATTATGCAAAGGGTGATCTAGGCCGTCAAGAAGGATTTGAAAAGTTTATTGCTGGAGATGTATCTCCTGCTGAATTAGAAGATAGAATAGTTACAGCACAACAGAGAGTAATTAATGCACCACCTGAGGTGACTACAGCGTTAAAGCAATTCTATCCTGATATTACTAATGGCGATATCCTTGCCTATACTCTAGATCCATCTAAAGGATTAGCAGATATTAAACGTAAGGTAACTGCAGCAGAGATCGGTGGCGCAGCCATTGGTGCTCAGTTAGGTGCAACTGTAGGTAGAGCAGAAGAACTTGCTCGCTATGGTGTAACTGCAGAAAGTGCTAGAGCAGGATTTGGTGCTATCGGTGGTGGATTAGAGCGAGGTTCACAACTTGCTTCTATCTATCAACAACAACCTTATACACAGACAATAGCTGAGGAAGAGGTATTTAATCTTCCAGGACAAACAGATGCTCAAAGAAAACGTAAGAAGATTATTGGATTAGAGCAAGCAGAATTTGCTGGACAGACTGGTATAACCAGTGGAGCGCTAGGCAGAGAACGAGCCGGCTCCTTTTAACTAAGCCTGCTAACGGGACGACTGGTCCGTTAGAGAGATAACAAAACCAGTAGTAGGAGCCATACAGAGATCCCCGAACTGTATGAGGCCTGCGATAACTACAACGAATGGGAGATGGACTATGTCCAACTACGACTACGAGGATGATGACGATGCAGATACAACAACTGAATCGTTAAGCAATGATCTCGTTAAACAACTACGCAAGGCTAATAAGCAAAAAGATAAAGAGTTGGCAGATCTTAAAGCTAACTTTGAGTCTTTAAATAAAGCGCAAAGAGAACGAGCAATCAAAGACACCCTTGCAAGTCGTGGGGTAAATCAGAAGATCGCTTCATTTATCCCACAGGATATAGACCCAACTGAGGAGTCTGTATCAAAATGGCTTGAAACAAACGCAGATGTGTTTGGACTTCAAACCGAAACACCCCA